GCAGTGTTTGTAACCGTTGGATTCCAAGTATTAATATCTTCTTGATTTGAGAATCTTATAAACATCGGGTCTTGTGTAGTTGGATCTCCAATTGTAGTTTCTGTTCCCATTAAGAATAAATGTCTATCTCGATCTGATACAACAGAACAAATTGAAGCTGTCGGAGCATTTGAAACTATCGTAGCTCTTACAGTTAATCTTGCTATTGCAGAAGGATCCCATGTAAATGTTTTACCATTCTTAACTGTTGCAACTAGAATCTGACCATAGTTATCAAGTGACCAGGAACCTGGCGCTAATATAACACCTGCAGTATTTGATTCTTCTCCCCAATCAACCCAACTTGTTGCATTAGTTACAGTTGCCCCTGTTGAATGAGAAGCTGCTGTTGATCCATTTGCACCTCGAGTACAACCTAAAAATTGAGTTGCATTTTTACTTGTATAAGTAATTAATTCTGTACCAATATCTATTCTTCCAGATGCTGGAAATGCTGAAGCTGAGTTTACTGTAATAGTTGTAACAATATTATCTATTCCACCATTTAATGTAGTTGTAACTGCTGTTGGAATTGTTCCACCCCAATATCCAGTTCCAAATCCAAATGCAGGAGTTTGAAATGTAGGTCCAATAGAAATATAAGGAACTGCTGTTAAAGTTCCACCTGTTGTTACACCTGTACCTGTTTCATTAGATGGCATGGTAAGTGTAAATGTGCCTGATGTTGGTACGGATTTAACTTCAAAAACGTTTGTTGTAAAACTTGCTGATGTATAACTTGTTGTAGGTAGTCCTGGTGTTGTTGCTGCAGAAAATATTAAATAATCTCCAACTTCTAATCCATGAGCTGCTTTAGTAATTGTAACAGTTGATGAACCTGTCGTTGATGTAAAAGTACAACTTGTTAATGGTGTATCAAGTGGTGTGATATCATAAAAAGAACCTTCATAATAAATAACTAATAATTTTGAAGTTCCAATAGCTGCATATTTTTTACCATCTAATGCAGTCCATGTATGCTGGTCTCTTGCAGGTCCTGCTAAGGTGCTAGAAACGAGTTGCTGAAACCCACCTATTTTTTGTGGTTCACCATAACGGAATCTTATATTATCACCATCAATCCATTGCCCTTCAGCTCCGGTTGCAGTTTGTTGCTTATTGAATCCAGGTTTAAATTGTATCTTTTGTAGTGGCATAACCTCTTATTATACTTATAAATACAGTAAATACCAGAGGAGCTTGAGGTAGAATTGGTGGTAAGCTCCTCTAGTAAGAGGATTCTATATCACTTTTTGAACCAAGCGGGAAGTCCTAAATGAGGTCTACGATCGTATATATTTTCTTTAGATCCTTTAGTTTCAACATTATTGTAATGTAAAAACACTTGACCACAATCATCAAAAGTTAATTTATCTCTCCAATGTTCTAATTCATTTCCACGATATACTAACATATCACCAGGCTCTAATAATACTTTAACACCTTTAGATTTTGATGCTTTGTAATTTCCAGTTTTTTCATCTACACCACCTTGTGATGCATCTGGTTCAAGATATATTGGCCAACAACCACCACCTAAATGCATAGTTGTAGATATTTCACATGAGAATCTATCTTTATGACGATGTAATACATCTCCTTTTTTATAAATTCTAGCGTATGAATAATTAGAGTTTAATTTCAATCCTGTTGTTTTTTCCATGATAGGAAGTAATTTTACGAGTAATGTTTCCATTACAATGTCAGAATAATGTGAATATGTATCTGGAACTTGTTGATCATTCCATACACCAAAGTATTCAGTAAATTGACTTATGTACTTTGTATCAAACATAGTTCTTGCAACTGTTCTTTTCATCATGAAATAATCATAACAAAACTTTGCAAGATCTTCTGATATCGCTTCTTTAATAACTATATACTTATCTTTTTTAAAACTCATTTTTTCTCCTTTTTAGTTTCTGTTTTAGCTTGTGATCTCACAGTATCTGTAATCATTCGTTGTACTGCTTGTAAGTTAAAATGAATAAATCTGAAATCTTGGATTCCTGCATCAACGATATATTCATGTGTTAAATACGCTGGAATGAAAATCATTGTTCCTGGTTTAGGTTTATAATGGATTTTGTCAGTTCCTAACGTAATTTCTTTTTCATTCTTTAAAGGTAACTGTGTCATTAGTTTACCTGGTCGAGGATCATGAAATACTGGTAAAGATGTTTTATCTGAACATCTTAAAAAATAAAAACCACTAATATGATTGTTATAGTGCACGTGTGGTGTATGGTTCCCACCTGCTTTTTCTGCAAACTGTTGTACCCAAAATTCAGTCCAAAATAATTCATAGTTAGTTAAATCATAACCCATATGATCTAAAACATTCCATGCAGTTGCACCAATGTATTCTTGTAATTCTTTTAAATCAGGATCTCCAACAAGAGATGTGCTGTGATGGCTCATACCAAAATCACCTATTTTTTTACCTAATTCTTTTTCTCTATCTTTAATTATTTTTTTGTTATTATTTTTAGCTGCTTTAATATATTTATCACAAACTTTATCTACATGATCTACCCATTCAGGAATTTCAATAGAATAAACTGGAGTGCTAAAATATATTGATGAATTTAATTGATCAGTTTTTGCCATTAATTTATATCCTTTCTATATTTATTTAAATAATTCGTCATTTCTTCTAATCTGTTTTCTACTACAGAAATATCTGTATTACAAGTTACACATAATAAAGCTCTAACTTTATTTGTTTTATGGTCATGGTCTACACATAAAGTTCTTGTTAATTCATTTTGATGTCTTTTACATATTGCACATTTACCTTCTTGTGCTTTAAACATTTCATTATATTGATCTAATGTAATTCCATATTCATATTTTAATATTGAATTTTTACGTTTTAATGGATTTTCTTTATTATATTTTCTTTGTTTTTCTAAAACTTTTTCTCTATTTTTAATTAAATATTTTCTTCTAGATTCTTTTTCTTTATCTTTATGTTTAAGATATTGTTGTCTTCTAATTTGTTTTCGTTCTTCAGCTGTTTTCATATTATCTAAATGGATACCCAAGATTCCAGATTACAAGACTATATCTTATTCCTTTTGTAACTGGTCGGACCTCATGCCAAACGTGAGAAGGAAATACAACAATACTTCCTCTTGGTAATATTTCTGTGCATTTCTTTTTAGGTGTTGGATCATCTTGATTTCTAAATTGAAATTCTAATTCACCACCTTCATATTCACTTGGATCTGACAAGGAACATGTAACCGATAATTTTCTAATTTTACCAAAGGTATCTGGATTATCTTTATTTGCATATGGTGCTTCCCAGCTGTCACAATGTGCGCCGTAGTGTTGTCCAGGACCATATTTTGTAAATTGACAAGATTCAGAAAAATCCCAATCAAAATTCCACCCAGCTAATCTATTTGCTTGATGAATAAAGGGTTGAATTTCTTTATAAATCCAACGATCATTTAACCATACAATATTTGAATCTCTTTTCTTTTTTAAATCTAGAATATCTTTTTCTTCTAAAGGTTTTCCTTTATTGACTTTTTCTGTTTGTCCACCAGTTAATGCAAGTTGCTCTTGCTGTGATTTTCCATATTTTAAAAGCTCATCACAAAATCTAGGTGTAAGTGCACTTTGAAAATAGTAGTAATAATTCTGTAAATTCATTCTAGTGACTATATATTAATTTCTATATTAAAAGTCAAGTAAGTGGATTATTAGCTAATTGTAAGCGTTCCAGACACTGTAAATGTAGCAACTTTACAACCTCCAGCTGGTGCCGGTAATGTTGTAACTGTGTTTGTTCCTGGTGCTGCAGAGAAATTAGCTGATCCGGGTGCTCTTACAAAAACAATACCAGATCCTCCACTACCACCATTAGTAATAACACCTGGTGCTGAAGTTCCTCCACCACCACCTCCACTACCAGTATTTACTGTCCCAGCAGTACCTGCTGTATTTGTTGGTCCACCTGCTCCTCCACCTCCTGTTCCACCAGCTCCACCTGTTGTTTCATATCCTCCACCACCACCACCACCTGCATAAGATACGGATGAACCTGATATTGAGTTAGAAGAACCTGCTCCACCTGCTGAACCGCCCGTACCAACAGGAGTACCAGGTGCTCCAGCTGCCGTAGCTCCTCCACCACCCGTAGACGATCTAAGGTTTCCAGGACTATTAGGTCCACCTGGATTACCTTGAGAAGGACTTACAGGAGGTGTGTTTCCTGTACCTCCAAGATTACCTTGTCCTGATGTTCCTCCTCCAGAACCACCTGGTCCACCAACACCATTCCATTGTCCACCTCCACCACCTGTTGATGTGATTGTTGAAAAAACTGAATCACTTCCTTTATTAGTAGCAGCGCTAGTAGAAGTTCCAGATCCTCCACCACCTACTGTTATTGGGTAAGACCCACCTTCTAATACTAGTTTTGTTCCTCCTGGAAAAGAAGTTCTAAAACCCCCTGCTCCACCTCCTCCACCACCAAATGAACCACAAGCAAGCGCACCACCTGCTCCACCTGCTACTACTAAATAATCTACTGCGACTGTTAATCTAGGCCACGTCCCTTGTTTCTGTGCACTAAATTGACTTTTTAAATTCCAAACACCTGTTGCCTTGTTTAATTCTTTTACGATAACGATTCCTGAACCGCCGGAACCTGATACTAGACTTGGAGCTGATCCACCTCCACCTCCACCTCCTCCAGTGTTAGTAGTTCCTGCTGTTGCCACACCTGGTGTTCCTGGTGCTCCTGCACCACCTCCACCTGTTCCACCTACTCCACCTACATTACATCCTGGACCTGCACCTCCGCCACCACCACCTCCAGCATAAACACCTGAATTAGGTAAACCTGGTCCAAATATTGGACTTACATCTGATCCTGCTCCACCAGCTCCACCAGCTAAACCAGGACCATCATTACTTCCTGCTGCAGAAGCTCCACCTCCTCCGGCACCAGTACCACATGTTGGAGTTGCTGGGCCACTTGTTCCTCCTGGATTTCCTTGTGAAGGACTAACTGGCGGAGTATTTCCTGCTCCACCTGCTTGAGGACTTGATCCTCTACCTCCTCCACCTCCTGATCCTCCTGTTTTTCCAACTCCTACTGGAGATCCACCACCTCCACCTCCACCTGTTGATGTTATAGTTGAAAAAGAAGAACCTGTTCCTGAATTACCTCTACCTTCTGGTAGTGATGCTGGAAATGGAGAACCTGCTCCTCCTCCACCAACTACTATTGGATATGGTGCTGCTCCACAAACTGAAAATGATGCACAAGTACGAAGTCCACCTGCTCCGCCTCCGCCACCAGCGTCACCTCCACCTGATCCACCTCCAGCTACAACTGCATAGGAAACTAATCTAGTTCCTGGTTGTGTTGTTAATGGTGTTGATGCTGTTCTAACAGTTTGAGTACACTTTCCAAACGATGTTGGATTGATTACTCCGATTATACCGCCATTGGGTGATCCCATAAGTCACTACTCCTGTTTAAAAATCTTTTAACTTAATTGCCTGTAGCAATCCAAGATGAAGTGTCAGGTGACCAAGCGAATGAATTTTGTTGATCGTCTTTACCAGTCCATCTTTGTCCAGCTTCATCCCAAGAAATAAAGTATCTTACGTTATCTCCATAAGTTGTAACTGTTGGATATGCAACTGGGGCTTGCCAGTCGTCATTAGAGTCTAGCGACCAAGATGCGAATGGTTGTGGTGCAATAAATTTATTTTTTGTGGAATCAAACGAGTAACCAATTCCAGCGTATTGTTTTCTGAAATTATTGTTATAAGAAGTTTGAACCCATCTAGATCCTGTTGTGAAAGGAACGATTTTTTTAACCGCTTCTTCAGCTCCAGCAGATTGATCACCGCCATTTGCGTTTACGTCGTTATTGTCTATTACTACAACTCTTAATACTAAATTGTTGTTATCTATCTCTGCAAAATGTGCCATATTTTTTAACTCCTAAATGTTATTATAATACAATTTTTTATAAAATGAAAGGTCATATTTATGAAGTCCAATTACCCGCTTTTTTATAATTATATGCTTCACTTAATGACCAGACTCCTGGTGCTACTCTATTTGCACTATATTGTTTTATAATAATAATTCCTGAACCGCCTGTACCTCCTACACCTGCAAATATTCCGCCTCCACCACCTCCTCCTGTGTTAACTGTTCCTGATACACCACTTGTAGCTGTAGGTCCACAACCTGCTCCTCCTGCTCCACCACCTCCTGGTGATCCTGGTCCTGGTGTTCCATACCTAGAAAAACCTCCTCCACCACCAGCATAAGTTACT